TGTTAATGCCTCGGTGGCTCTGCCTTGTTGTGCTAGTGGATATCCATCGACCATTGTTGCCGCGGCTGAGTTTGCGCCTGGGATACCTAATAGTATTCCTGCGTATGTGTCACCTGTTGTACTAGAGGCGACTACTGCCATACAAAAGATTACGCCCAAATATGGGTCGAAACCAAAATAACTTATGAAACCAAACATTGCTACGAGTCCAGTAGTGGCTCCCGCACTTGGTATAAGTCCTATTATTAATCCGTAGAATGTACCTGCTAACAAGGTAAGAATTGCTGACATTGCCAATTTCCTATTAAATTTATATTAAAATGTTTAAGATTTTGAACATGCCTTAGCAACTCTGCTATACATGATTGAAGTACAGTTCTGTACTAGTTTTATTTATCTTTTTTATACGAATATAATATCACAATTGACAAGGGTTGTCAACAGTTTTTTAATTATTTTTGGATTATTTTTGAATATGCTTCTTCGAAACCTTCTTCCCATTCTGATAATGGTGCTCCGTCACAGCCTGCTCTCCATACACGATTAAAGTATCCTTCAGCACAAGATAACACTGTCGATTCTGACGTGTTAAAGTGTCCTTTTATCATCCAAAATAACCTGTATGCTTCTTTATGTGACATACATATATTTACTCAATATGCGGGTCGTTAGCGTAAACATAGGTTATTTGTAATTATTTTTTGCGTAATACGAAATAAAATCTGTCGTTATCGTCTTGTCGTAAGACTAGAACATCACAGTTAAGATGTTGTGCGGCGTTTGAAATGAAAACTGGGTCCCAGTCATAAAAATTAATCCATTTAGCCGCTGGGCGATTGTGTTGAATTCCTGGATTAACTCTGAAATATAAGAACCCACCTGACTTGACCATACTTACTACATTTTCAAGTTCACCAATTATCTTATCACTGCTACCAAAATTGACACTACCTAGACAGATGGCAACATCATATTCGACATCTGGTTTATAATCTAGTGTGTGAACACTAATATCTGCTCTATCATTATATGGGTCGATGCCAACTAGATTTTTAATCTTTCCTTTGAACTCATTATAACCACAACCGATATCAATGACGTTATCGGGATTCATAGCATTGACTTCATCAATAATGGCGAGACCACTATATTTGAACTTCTTTGTTTCTGGTTGCCATACTTTACTAAAATAATTTTTCAATACTGCTCTATCGATTTGTTCTGCTAATGCGTGAACTTCGGTATCATCAATTTGATTCAGTTCAATATCAAATACACCATTTACAACTTGGCAATATGCATGTTTATCCTGTAATAGACTTGGGTTGTTTTTAAGAATTCTGTCTAGTTCGTTTAAGATTTTTAAATTCATTTTTGTTCCTTTTTAAATCCCCAATCAATGAGATATTTATGCCCACATCGTATACATGGTCCTGGCATAGGTGTGATATATCTATCTCCACATTGTAGACATTCCATCTCGTGTTCTATTTTTTTCATATGTTAGTATTATAACACAAATAATTATATTATGCAATAGATATTGTTAATACTCTACATCATATGTTATTGCCATATGCTTACTCGGTTTACTCGGCTGATGAACTTTTATGTTTTCTACAGTTAAGCCTTTGATGTTCGATATCATTCTATCTAAATTAAATTTATTACCTTGTGGATGAACAAACGTGTCATAGTCATTGAGATATGATGTGAACCCGCAATCTTTAATTAGGTCATCTAATTCTTTAAAATCACCTGGTTTGTTATGAAAATCTCCTGCTATTATACAGTTTGTGTTCTGAAGTTTATTTAATAAGAATTCGATATCTTCTAGTGTGTGTTTATGTGTTATAGTGTTGCCATCAGCATAACAAGGCAATACACTACAATACACTATCTTATCAATACCTGTACATAATGCTTTAGAGCCTTGAAAATTGTGTCCTGACGCTCTAACTATATCTTTGCTTGGTAAATTAAACGATACACAAGATTCAAATTTTGATTTACCGTGAAATCTTGCTATACCGACATATAAAGATTTTCTCGCATTAGGTATACTTCTTTCTAAGTGTATTTCTTTTATATTTGGGCCTGACAACTCATTCTTAATTGGCAGTCTTTGAAATAATGCGTAGTCTACGTCCTTGGTCACTTCTCCGAAATAATCACTTCCGTGATTAAAATCATCCGTATTATATTGGAGTATACTGTGTCTCACAGTAAATTAAGTCGTTGGTTCTAAAGATACTGATAACGGATAATTTGCAACTCTACTTGCTTTGACTGTTTCTTCAACTTTTTGTTCTGCAATTTCTAAGTTGTACATTCCTACAATTGCTTTTTCGTCTGTGTGTATTTTATGTGCTAAATCAGCCGACGTGTCTGCATCGTGGTTAAACAGTGCCATAAGTATATCAATAACAAAGTCGAATGGAGTTTTATCATCATTGTGCATTACAACATAATATTGCTTCGGTTCGCCTATTGTTAATAACGAATTATCCGATGACTGTATCTTTTCTTTTTCGTTACTTTCAATCATATTACTCTCCCTCATATAGTATGTATTTATGCAAAATTCACAAGATTTGTTGATAAAAAGAGACAAACATTTCTGTCTGTCTCCTTTAATTATAACTAATTAAGCAGTTAAAGTCAAGTAACTTCTTAGTTAATTTTGATAGACTTTGGTTTCTTTTCTTCTGGAACAATGCGTTCTAAAGAAATGTAAAGCATACCATTTTCCATCTTTGCTTCAACTACTTCAACGTATTCTGCTAATTTCCAAGTTCTTGTGAAACTTCTATTAGCAATACCTTTATGAAGATACTGAATATCTTCTGACTCTGTTTCTACTTTCTCACCTGTGATGGTAAGAGTGCCTTCTTGTACATCGATTTTTAAATCATCTCGTACAAAACCAGCAAGTGCTAATGTGATTTGATATTTGTCATCACCAGTAGTCTCTACGTTGAAAGGGGGATACCCGTTGTTTACTCCAGTACTGAACGTTTGAAAGTCTTCGACCAATCGGTCAAATCCTAGCATTGTTCTGTGGAAGTCAGGCAGGGTTAATGTTGTTACGTGTCTTGTCATAATTTTTCTCCTTATATTAAGCAAGTTATTATTGTTCGAGACCCTTTCGGCGTCTCTATAATATACAAACACTATTGTTCGTATACTATATATTTAGTCATTAATTCCGAAAATTCAAGTCTATAACCCGATTTTTTCTGAAAAAAGTACTAAATTCTTTGCTGGACCAACATCTTTTGGTAGTCCACCATGTTTTTCTATATATTCTCGTAGTACTGCCTTGTACCAATTCCGAGAATTATGATGTGCCAATTTGTTGAAACGTGATATTCCATGACTTGTTCCGTCCATAGTTAACAATGCTCTAGCAGACTCTTTCTGTAGAGTTCTTACATCTAATGTTTCAAGTACATCATCTGACATCAATACATTCTTTTCTTATGTAATTTATTCTTTGCTTGTTCACGCTTAGTGCGTTGCTTGGCTGCCGCTTTCATCTTCTTTCTTTTTTCAGTCGGTTTGATAAATGCTTGGCGTTCTCTAACTTCTTGTACTGTGCCTGCGTCTGAACATTTTCTTTTCCAAAGTCTTAATGCTCTTTCAAAATTATCGCCAACTACTTCAACGTGTGTGCCAATTGGTCTTTCTCTACCAGTTTTCTGTTTCTTTGCTACATATTTACCCATCTTTAAATAACACTCCTATTATTCTATTACCATTTAGTGCTAAATGTGAATCATATTTAAAATTCTCTAAATGTGTTTCAATCGCTTCTTTAAAATGATTAAATACTTCTGAACTATTAGAATTTTCTCTTCCACGCATCTGAATAGTTATCTTCACTTTTGCACCTTTGTCTAAAAATTCTTGGGCATGATTCAATTTTATAAGTAAATCATGCTCACATATATTAGGTTTAAACTTTATTTCTTTTGTATCTATTTTTGCCGCTCTGGCTTTTTTAGCCATTTCTTTTTCATTTTTCTGTTGCTCGTATATATACTTATTCAATTCTATAATTCTAGCAACAGGCGGTTTTGCTTTTTCAACAACTAGAACTAAATCTAAGTCCTCTGCTTGTGCTTTATCTAGTGCTTCTTCTCTACTCATTATTCCTAATTGGGCTCTATCTGGCCCTATTACTCGCAATGTATCAAATTTTATTTGATGGTTAGATACAATCATATTCTTTTGATTGCCCTTATATATTTTACCCATCTATGCCTTGTTCTGCTTTTTTGCTGTCTTTTTTGTCATCTTCTGCATATACTAGTATCGGTGTATCTACCTCTGTATTAATAAATTCTTTGGTAATAATAACTTTCTCTAAACCTTCTTGTGCCAATTTTGGAAGAGTAAACTGTAATTTGAGTAGTGATTTCTCTATAACACTTCTTAATCCTCTTGCACCTGTAGTATCTTCATTCGCCACTCTGGCAATGGCTGCCAGTGTATCATCACCCATTTCTAGTTCTACACCATCTAATGAGAATAATTTTTTAAATTGTGCTACTATACTATTCTTCGGTTCAATTAAAATTCTTACTAATTCTTTTTCTGTTAATTCATCAAGTCCTACAATGATTGGAAATCTACCCATAAATTCAGGAATAAGACCATATTTAAGAAAATCTTGTGTTTTAATATGTTCTCTGGCGTTACATTCACAACTTCCCTTTTGTTTTGCACCAAAACCAATTCCAGGATTTGTGTTAACTCTGTTCTCTACAATCTTGTCAATACCAACAAATGCACCACCGACAATGAACAGAATCTTTCTAGTATCTACTTCAATCATATCTTGGTTTGGATGCTTACGACCCCCGCCAGGTGGGACACGAACAACTGTTCCTTCTACAATTTTAAGCAATGCTTGTTGAACACCTTCACCAGAAACGTCTTTTGTGATTGATAAGTTTTCACCTTTCTTGGCTTTCTTATCAATCTCATCGATATAAACGATGCCTCGTTCTGCTTTTTCGACATCAAAATCTGATGCAATCAACAATCGTTGTACTACATTCTCTACATCTTCGCCTACATAACCACTTTCGGTTAATGATGTAGCATCAATCTGAGCAAAGGGAACATCTAAGAACTTCGCAATAGTTTTACCTATCAAAGTTTTACCTGTACCACTTGGGCCAAAGACTAGAATATTAGACTTATCTAATTCAACATCGGTGTCAGTAGAGTTGATGCGTTTATAATGATTATATACCGCAACTGAAATTACTTCTTTTGCTTCATTTTGACCAATGACGTGTTCATCTAGGTAATCTTTGATTTCTTCTGGAGTTGTAGACACAGATTTGTAATCAGGATTGTTTACATCTTCTGCTTTTACTTCGTGGATTATGTCATGGCATAAATCAATACACTCATTACAAATGTATTGATTTGGTCCCGCAATTAATGTTTTAATTTCATTCTTTGGTTTCCCACAAAATGAACATTTAAATTCTTTATTTTCTGCCAATATGCACCTATGCCCTTTTACTTTTTAGTATTAGTGTCAACATCATCTAACCAACCGTCTCGTTTGAATACTTCTGTATTTATCTTACGTTGGACTTCTTTCTTAACTTCTTCAACTTCTTCTGGAGTTAAGATTTCTTCGATTTCATCAACTTCTTCTTCGACTTCTTCGACTTCTTCTTCGATTTCTTCAGACGTGGCGATATCTATCACTTTGTCATTAGTAATATTATCGCTTATTTTGGGTGAAATGTCAAGTGGTTTCTTTACTTTTTTTTTAGAAGTGAAACTTTATCAAAGATTTCTTCTTGTCTACCACCACTGTTTCTATGTTGAAAACTATAGTTTGCCGCAATTAAAAGTAATACTGCCAACGGGTCAAACACGAAAATGAACACAATGATAAGCCATCTAACTGCTTCATCAATTGTATCGTTGTCTGTGTTGTCATAAACCATTTCTGCAATATACTTGATAGGTCCAATCTCTGTTGCTATCTTTCTAATCTCACGTTCTAGTTCAAACTTCTGGTCAATTAGTCCGTCAATTGCATCATCATTCGCATTGATTTTTATCTGTATTTCTTCAATCTCTGCTGAATTATCAACTTGTGATACATTCAATAATTCATTGCGGAGTCTATCAAGTATGATTAAAGAACCAGCAACTTCTCTATCTGCTTTCTCACGCAATCTTTTGATTTCTTCTCTAGCGGAAGATATTACAGGAGACTCTACTCCTCTTGCATCTTCTATTTTCACTAGTAATTCCATCTTGCGTTCATTCACTGATTGAGTATCTTCGCCTCTTAACTTCACTACCATATTACTAAGTCTGATGCGTTCTTGTTTATATTGATTTTCAAAGTCTTTACGAACTTCTGCAATCTTCATTCCTAGTTCAGTTAGTTTCAATGCATTCGCTTCGTGCCATTCTTTAATAACTTCTGAATTTCTCCAGTAACCCCAAGGAATACCAACGACTTGTTGTGCTTTCTTCAAGTCTTCTTGTGTACCAGATTTTGACATCTCTTTAAGTGTAGCAGTATCAGATTTGATTTTATCAATCTGGTCCTGAAATGGTGCTACTGCATACTCATAACTTGTTGTATCTTTGCCAACATTATCAATATCATTTTCATACTTCTTGGCTTGTTCTTCTAACTTATCAAGTTCTTTATCTAGGCTATCCATTTGATTTAAATATGGTGCAACTTTATTATCATCTTTTGATAGTTCAGTAGTAATGATTAAATTCTGTTCATCGATAGAAGGTTGAATACGAACCATAACATTGTCCATTCTGTTTTCTTCTGTATCAATTTGTTCTTGTACTTTTGAAGTGTCTGTTTCACCTTCAGAATCTAGTTTTATAATTTTCAGTTCAAGTCTATCATTTGTGTTTTCATATCTAGCCATATCCTGTACGATGCGTTCAATACGGGCAGTATTTTCTTCACTATCGGCAGCCTGTTCTAAATGTGCTTTTGATAGGAAACCAAAAATACCCATTGAAGTAATGAGCATTAGGATTACTACTGCAATTGTAAGATATGATTTTAAAAGAAATGGTGCCCTTTTCCAGTTTCTATAAACCCAAGATGCTGATACTAATTTACCAACTTCTAGTGCTACTGCCATAATGGCAACTGAAACGGCGGACGCAGTAAAGATGGCCATAAGACCAGCGACTGAGAACCAAGCGGCAATTGCCGCAATTGTAATGGCGGTTATAAATGTAATTATCGGAAATAACATAATAAATACCTCCTCTATAATGTAATAAAAAAGCCTCTAAGAAGAGGCTTTTGTTTCTCTCATATGTATTTATGAGATATTATAGCGGAATTGTGTTATCAGTTATAATAAGTGTGTACTTAATTCAATGATAATGACATTCTTACTGGTACAGTTGACCCTACTGAGTACTGTCTGTCAGTTCTAAAAGTTGGCGTAAAATCATCAAATCCATCACCTAACTCTATTGCTACTGTTGTTGAATATCCAGTCACTACTTCGGTTACTGCTCTTACATAAGTAATCTCGCACTGTTCTACTTGTTTGTAACCTACGATTACTTTTTGACCGCCGTGGTTCTCACCTGCTTTCGCACCAAGAATAGCACCGAAGATAGTAGCGGCATCTTTACCAGAACCTTTACCTACTTGATTGCCTAGAACACCACCGATGATAGCACCGGCAATTGCATCACCAGCCGTGCCTTTAGTGTTGCCGTAAACAGGAACTTCTACGATGTTACAAGTCTTTTCTGGAACTTCCCTTATTACATCTTTTACGATAGCAGTACTTGATAAAACTGTGCCGTCTATTGAAACACTTGTGCCTGCTGACACATTTGTTGCTATTAAACTAAGCCCCAATGTTACTATTGTTAATATATATTTCATTTTTAACTCCTTTAGTTGTTGATTCTTAATTATTATAACACAAAAGCGGTTTTTGTCAAGTTTTTGCCGTTTTTTTCAATTTATATTCAAAATTTTGCGAAGAATCGTTAATTTTAAGTAATTTTGCACCATTTCTGATGTGAAAATGTGTTGCCATAGGTGTTAAAGGCGACAATGTGACTACTTTTTTGATATTTGTATTTATAGTGAGATAATCTTTCAGTTTCGTCATAATCTCTTTACCAGCACCCCTCTTGCGACTCCAAACAGTGTATGCCACTGCTGTATTGAAATCTTCTTTGAGATGTGCATTTTGACTTATTAAGTCTAATTCTCGTACACTCTGTGGAACATCGTTACAATATGCTACACAAATAACACCTTCAATATTATCTTCATATTTTAGTCCGTATATCTTACGACTGTAACTAGTTCTAAATTCTAAATCTAATTCTGGTCTAACTGGGTCTTCACTGACATCAATATCTGTTAATTCTACAAGTTCTGTACCTTTTACCCAATGGAAAAAGTCATCTAATCGTGTCTTAAATGTTTTCATCAATATATTATTCCTCTACTCTTTATCAAATTGGTCTAACAATGGCGTTTTATCTTCTGTGTATCCTTCTTTAGGATTATATTTGTCTGCATCTGGCAATGGGTCTATCTGTTCTACAATTACAGGCCATATCTGAGACATCTTATCATTTATATCTAAAAGTCTCTGTGTGAATTTTGGATGATTATCGGCTATGATTGCTTCTGCCGGACATTCTGGCTCACAAACTCCACAATCAATGCATTCATCAGGATTAATAACCAACATATTTTCACCTTCATAGAAACAATCAACCGGACAAACCTCTACACAATCTGTATACTTACATTTGATACAATCTTGGGTTACTACATATGCCATCTCATCTATTCCTCATCTAAATATTTGCCTGTGCTTTTCATCTCTCTTTTTCTGTCTATCTCTACTTTGCTTCTAAACCTAGGAGTACGGAGTGCTTTCGCAACAGGATTTCTTTTATTAATTTTCAATTTTTTCTTCTTACTCTTCTTCTTTGCCACGACTCTGTTCCATAAATTACGCCAGTTAGATATATTATAACCCAAACTGGCGTAATTGTCAACTATTTTCAGAGTTATTTTAGCCTTTAGTTAATACTTGATAGGCGCCGAATGCGATAGCGGCATAAGCGGCTATATTGACCCAACTACCTAGAAAAAGAATTACTAAACCCACTGCAACTAAACCTAGTCCGCCGTGTGAGGCTTTTTCTTTTAATCTACTTGTTAAAAATCCCATATTATTACTCCTTTCTAATTGTATCTCTCATTTATAAATTTATATAGCAGTATTGCTACTTCCATATGTCCATCGATATTCCAATGTATGCCATAATCTGATATATAATGGTCTACATCTCCGTTGTGACTATTACCCAGATTACTAAGATAACTTTGCAAATTTCTATTTCCATTCAAATCACTAATTGTTAAATGATTAAGTAACGGATTTCCGTCAACTAGTTCTTTGTGATACGAATTAAAAAAGTCCATCTCTTTCCAAACATACCTTTCATCATCATTATATAAAAAACTTGAATAGCATCCATCAACGGCTTTTTTACTCACGTATCTAAATGGATTATCTCTCACCATACGATAATCTAAATCATTAATTCCATCAAATGTTAGATAAGGAACATCATAACTAGATAATAGATAATACAACGCTCTCCGTTGTTTTATATGATTGAACACATCTTGCATACTGTTCCTAAAAATGCCCCAATTTTGAGCAAGTGTTTTAGGATTTACACCCGTGTAATTTGTTTTCCATGGATAAGTAACCTTGCCATCAGTTGAAATCATGCTAGTTGTCATATCTACTACTTCATATTCATTCTTATCATCTATTTTAAAAAATTGTGCATATCTGCTAGAACTAGTAAAATTAAATAAGATAAAAACTTTCTTTTTTGGATTACTGCGTAAAAAACTCTCTAAAGTCATCATCGACCTATCGTTAGATGCTCCTAGAAATCCAAAGTTTATCGAGTCTTTAAATCCTAAATTATCAGCAAGAAATTGAGTGTATGAATTGCTATTACATTCTGTTATATACTCCTGTTCAAGTTCAGTGTCTACTGGCTCTCTCATAAGAAATTCTGGCTTAGGAATAGTATCTTCACCGAAAGTGAAACTATCTCCAAAACTAACTAATGTATATTCTGAAAAGTCCATCAATTATAACTCTTGCTTATAAATTCTTCTAACACTTTTGCTACTTCAATGTGTCCTTCAGTAGTCCAGTGACCGTTATTTGTCACGTAATTATTTTTATCATCATACCTATCTATGCCAATTTTCCAAATATAATTGTTCATATCAACTTTTTCAATTTTGCCATTTAGATTGTGTAAATTCTTCACAGAGTAATCCATTAGTAAATGATTAAGTAACGGAGTGTTATTGACTGTTTCTTCATAATATGAATTCAAAAAGTCCATCTCTTTAAAAATATAACTTTCATCATTATATAAATCTTCCACAAAGCACCCGTCTACCTTTCTTTTATTTATATACTGCATTGGATTATCTCTTATCATACAAGCATCCATATCATTGATGCCATCGAATGTGGCGTATGGCACATTGTAACTAGATAAGATATAATAAATTGCTCTTCTTTGTTTTACATGGTTATACACATCCTGTATACTATTTCTAAAAAAAGTCCAGTTTTGAGAAATAGTTTTAGTATTTATACCCGTGTAGACATTGCCATATTCTGTTTTCCATCCGTCGTAATTGGGAAGCATATTTACAGAATCATATTCGTTCTTATCGTCTCTTTTAAAAAACTGTATATACCTACTAGGATGAGTAAAGTTGAATAAGATAAAAACTTTCTTTTTTTTATTACTTCGTAGAAAACTCTCCAAGTTCATCATTGACCTGTCATTAGATGCCCCTTGTAATCCGAAGTTTATTGAATCTTTAAATCCTAAACTTTCAGAAAGAAATTTAGTGTATGAATTACTGTTACAGTCTTTTTTGTATTTTTTTTCAAGTTTTTTCTGCTCCTTCTGTTGGGCAAGACTAGTATACCATTCTGGTACAGGAACAGTGTCTTCACCAAAAGTGAAACTGTCTCCAAAACTAACTAGAGTATAGTCTGAGAAATTCATTTTACTTATTGCCAACGTGATTTTCTTCTTCCGTTGTTTTTTGCGGCTCTTGTATCAAAAGTAACGCCATTGAGGTGGTCACATTCGTGTTGAAATGCTTGTGCCCATACTCCAACAAATGTTGATGACTTTCTTTCTCCTTGTAAATCTGTAAAAGTTCCTACAATCTTATTATGTCTAGTGATTTTTAATTCTAGTCCAGGAAAACTAACACATCCTTCTAAGAATTCTTCATCTTCACTGTCTTCTGCTTTATCCCACATTGGATTTATACAAACAACAAAACCAGTATCTTTATGTCCGATTATCATAAGTGCTGTATTTTCGCCAACTTGTGGAGCGGCAAGACCAATTGCGTCTTTTTCTTGCATTGTTACAATCATATCATAAACTAGTTTTTCAGAATGTTCTGAAATAATGTGTTCATCACACTTAGTTTTCAATATCTTATTATTTTTATCAACTAATTTCATAATTCTTCCTTTTAATAATTTATTGTATTTATCGTCTAATTTTTAACTAATTCTTCCATTATCTCTATTATTTCTGGATTTACATCCCTAAATGATAACTCTGATTCTGTATCTAATACCTTCATCGCTTTCAGAAAACGTTTGACATCTGACGGACTTTCTCGGTAGTCCATCTCTAATATTTTATTAAATCTAGGATGAACTGCTTTCCATTTTTGTCTATATTCTTTTGGAATTAAATTCAAAGATAGATGTTTTGGTCCTTGTAATACAGTAAAGGCATGGTCGTGGGGAGAAATATTCAGGCTATGACGATATTGAAGTAGTGGCTCTATTTGATTACAATTTAAAATACTTACAGTAGTATGTACTGATACTTTGTATAGTTTTGTCATTTCTCTCATATTAGCATCTATAATTTCCCAAGGAACTTTCATTCTAGTTACAGTTGCTAAATCTCCCACTGCGTCAAGTGACACATCAATCTCAACACATTTAAATCCGTCAAACAATTCTTTAGGAGGTAATATACTTCCATTAGTAATAAGTGATATTTTAATATCTTTCCAATGTTCTTGTTTCTTTAATAGATTAATAAACCAAGGAAGATTTTTAGAATATAATGGTTCACCTCCAACTAACTTAACTTCTTTTAAATCAGATAAATCTGAGTTAGAAAGAACTCGTTTTATGTTATTCGTATATTCTCTACTTCCTTTTGTTTTTATATAATTTACGGAATCTTCATCTGTTTCCATCAATTCTTTCATATCTTTTAATACTAGTGACGAATTCCACTTAGAACTTTGTCTAGGTCCACATATTCTACACATCATATTACAAGTAAAATCTAACGCAAGTTCTAAATGTTGTATTTTATTAGTATCTGACGATATTGTTTTATTCCAATACTGCCTTAATGAAGGAATATTATTTACTTCTTCTCTAATACAATATTCACAATGAGGATTAGGACTAACAAAATTATTCCACTCATAACTATCTACAACATCATCTAATGAACTGATATTGAATATACTAGAATCCACCTGCCAATATTTCCAATTAGGTCCTAAATTCTTAAAATAACAGCAAGGTTTAATATGTCCTTCAGGACTTATATGCACTGAGCCTTTTAAAGAATTACAGGACATATCTGGTATATCTTTAGAAAGTAGATTTTCTAACTCAATCATCTTACTTTTCCTTGAATATCTTTTCAAACATAGCATTTAGTCCAGGAACTATTAAAGTCTCTGGAGACCAGTGTAATAAATTCTTAGTCTTGCTAATATCTGCTAATGTCTCCGGTGCATAACCTTTTGGTTTATCTATATTAATTGCTTCTAAATCTGGTCTATGTTGCTTCAATATATCAACAACTGCATTGACTGATATATTGTTTCCAGTGCCTACATTGAACGTATCGTTTTTAACTTTGCTTTCTATACTGGCAACACACGCTCTCGCAACATCAGACACGTGAATGTAATCTCTTTTGAATTCACCATCACCGTGAATAGTTACCGGTTGACCATCTTTTATCATTTGAGCAAACTTTCCAAACAATAAAGAAGTTGGTTGATTTTCAGAGTATACTGTAAAGAACCGTAAGATGTTATAGTTCAAATCAAACATAATCTTATATTGTTTACATAGATGTTCGCCAAACAACTTTGACATTGCATAATAGTTAAGTGGGTCTGGCTTATGATTAGGCTTATTAGGAGCAGTGTTATTGCCATAAACAGAACTAGAACCAGCATACACAAACTTTCTAATACCCACAGCACTTGCGGCCGTTAAGATGTTTCTTGTACCAGTTACATTCGCATCAAAGTACGCATCTGGATTAATAAAACTCTCTGGTATTCTGGCTTTGGCTGCCAGGTGAATAACATAATCTTGTCCAGCACAAGCCATTACACATCTTGCAGGACTCGACAAATCACCTTGAATATATTTCACATGGTCTAGACCAATTGGTTTTTCTTGTTTATCCAAGATAGTTATTTCGTAGCCTTTTTTATATAACTGTTCTACTAACTCAGTTCCTATAAAACCTGCTCCGCCAGTAACTAATACTTTACCTTTAGTTTCCATTTAAACAGGCGTAGGTGGGTCAAGTTTTTCACCGCCCTCAAAGAGAAATTCATCTCTTCGTTCAGCCAAGAATGTTCTAGCAGTTGAGTCCATCATATTCAACTGATTTTCATTGATAAACATCGTCTGCATTTCAAGCCATTCATTCCAGGCCTGTGCTGATATTTCTTTTAAGATTCTTTCACCTGCTTCACCAGGAAAAGGTGCAGATGCTAAAGCAGGCAATTCTTTGCCATATTTTGCACACATAACTGTACTCATTGGTTGTTCTCCATAATAGTTTAATTAATTATAACATATTTTGAACCAATATGCAAGAGTTAATTTATATAAGTATTCCAGACCCAACTTTAGAATTAGAATGTTGCTGGCATTCAAATAAATCTAGTAATGTGTCATCGTGCATTGTGTATAGTTTTACTTTATAACCCCATAGTTTCTGTACATGAAATAATACTTGGTCTGCTGTTTTCTTGTCTAATCTTTTACCTTTGTAACTTTCGTGTAAAAGAGTCAAGTCACGTGAATGCATAATGTCTGCACTTGTTACCTGTATATCTGGTATCATTGCCGCTGTTTCATAACTAGAACTTAAATGCTTACGAATCTTTTTATATCCACGGCCATCGTGGATTGACGTAACTCTATAATCATCATAATGTACTTCATCGTGCAAGTTAAACATACCTTGGTCACGAATAACTTTTGGTCCTAGAAACTGTAGAATGGCACTTTCATCTCTATAATTAGCAACGATATCTTTAATCGTAATGCGCCAATCAGTGTCTACTAGATGCGGAAACCATTCTTTATCTTCTTCATCTGGCTCTGAGCATACTCTTTGAATATCTTTTAAAATAGCGAAGCCTAGTGCGTATGGATTGAAGCCACTGTAGTTGGGTGAGTCAAAAGATGGTTGATATAATACTGAACTATGTAATTTAAAAAATTCAATCATAGACCCATCATCTACTTTACCTTGGTCATACAACTTATTAAAGATGTAGTGATGTGTGAAACTTGCAAAACCTTCATTCATTACTTTTGTTTGATACTGAGGATAAAAATACTGTGCAATTCTTCTAACAATTCTACATATCTCACGTTGCCAAGGAGTCAATACTGGAGAATGCTTTTCTAAAAAGTATAATAAATTTTCTTCTGGTTCTGACGGCCAGTTCTTTTCCTCTAATTTTTGCTTTTCTTTTTCTTCTGGTAGAGTTCGCCATAAATCGTTTACTTGTGATTGAAGATATTCACTTCTTGCTCGTTGCTGTTCTGCTTCTTCACGGGCAGATATCTTATTAGGTCTTTTATACTTATTGATACTCTGATATTGAATAGCATGACAGGCATCTAGTGTTTCTTCAACAATTTCACTTCCGTACTTTTCTTCGCACTCTCTTATGTATCGTTTGGCAAATAATAAGTAATCTACTATAGCATCTGGTGATGTCCATTGCTTGAATAGATAATTGTTCTTAAAGAAGTGGTTGTGTCCGAAAGCGGCGTGAGCAATTACTAATGCCTGTGTTGTCATAGAGTTTTCTTCCATCAGATAATTGATGCAAGGATTAGAGTTAATAACTAACTCATATGCTAATCCCATTTGACCAGCACTATACTGTTTATGATTTGAAATAAAACTTTTACCGAAACTCCAGTGATTATACATTAACGGCATACCAACACTTGAGTATGCATCTAACATTTGCTCTACTGTAATAATTTCAATCTGATTGGGAAAGCAATCAAGGCCCATATCATTTATTGCGATTTCTTCACACGCATCCATCATACGATATAATTTATCTGAATTCCAACTAGAACCTGTATATATTAAATTACTCATTTTTTGCCTTGACTTTTAAATATTTCTCTAAACACAGGATATATATCAAGTGAATCTTCTATATGCTTGGTTATGATGTTTTTATGATTGGCTTCTAACATTACATACTCTTGTAGTAAGTTTCCTGTATTATAATATCCATGTCGTTTTTGCCCTACTTGAATATAACTAAAGTATTGTGTTATTGGCAAAATATCTTTATCTATGATATTTAGAAGGTCTGCGTTATCATGCTCAAAGTTATCTCCATCACTTGCTTGAGCGAAATATATGTTCCATTCGTTTGGAGAATATCTATCATTTATAACTTCTTTTGCAAGTTTAAATGCACTTGAAACCATTGTGCCACCATTATCTCTTTTATTGAAGAAATCTTCTTCAGAACATTCAGTTGCCAATATATGATGTCGTATGAACACGCATTCTACTTTTTTATACTTACGAGATACGAATAGATTAAGTAACATAAAGAAACGTTTTGCTAAGTCTTTATGCTGTTCTGTCATACTTGCACTTACATCCATCACAAAGAATACGACTGCTTGTGAAATTGGTGCTGGTTTCTTGCTGAAATTGTTATATCGTAAATCTACTGGGTCTACAAATGAAATAGCATTTGCTCTAATACGCAACTTACTAATTTCTTCTTCAATCTCAACTCTACGTTCTTTGTCTTTACAGGTTTCTAATTCTGCTTCTAGTTCTTTAATCTTTTTTAGTTTTGGTGATTTTAAAGCAATTTTACGACCAATAGAATTGACCATACTTTTCTCTAAATTCATTTGTGCAGGATTACCATCGTTAGTGTAACCACTACGAGTGAGTTCGAATCTTTCTACTGCTTTGTTTTCTTTAGAAATCATGTGAGGTAGTTCTAGGTCTTCGAACAAGATATTGACAAATTCATCGTTGCTTAATGCAAAACCAAATTCGTCTTCGCCTATGCCTTCATTACTTGCTTCACCTTCACCGCCCTGTCCTTGTCCGCTTTGTGGCTTCTGTATTAAATCTCCCTCAACAAATTCTTTGTTACCTGGAAGAACAATATCACGTGAGCCTGATTGGGGATTATGATTGAACTGAGGTTCGTCAATGCCTTTTCGAGTGATTACAACATCCTGTGAATCGCTAGAACCTTTGATACTACGCTTACCGAGTGTATCGTGTATACTTCTTCGTATCTCTTGCTTAGTACGTTTAATAAATTTTTGTCTATTGTTAGAAGACTTTGAACCTGGGTTCTTTCTTCTGTCAATTATTGTATTTGCCATGAAAGCCTTCCTTTAGTTAGACTTCTGTACCCGCATATACCATTCTACTAATCGTTTAACTTGACGGGATGTATAACCCTTTTCTATCATTCTGTCTATGAAGTCATCGTGTTTAGATTGGTCTTCTTTGGTTTTCTTACTACCAAATGAAATAACTGGAAGTAATTCTTCTGTTCCAGCAAACATCTTGTGTTCGATTACTTCTTTCATCTTTTCGTAAGAAGTCCAAGGAGGATTATTTCCTTCATATTTACTTCTTGCTCGTAATACCCAATTTACGACTTCATTACGGAAATCTTTTGGATTGGCAATACCTGCAGGTTTTTCTATTTTTTCTAATTCTTCATTGAGAACAGAACGGTCAAACAAATTGCCTGTATCAGCGTCTTTATAATCAATATTCTGAATCCAATGGTCAGCATATTCTAAGTATCTATTGAATAAGTTTTGTCCATACTCATTATAACTCTCTAAATATGCTTTCTGAATTTCTTTGCCTACTTGTTCGCTATACTTCACACTTAAATGGTCTTTAATGAAACCTAGTAGTTCGTTTTCTGTATCTTCTGGAAACTGCTCACGTTTAATTGCTGTTTCTAACACATACATTAGATGAACTGGGTCTGCCGCAATTTCTTCTGGGTCAAAGTTGAATGTCTGTGAAAGAATTTTGAATGCGAAACGAGTACTCATTCCATTCATACCTTCATCAACACCCGCAACATCTTTATATTCTTGCATACTTTTTGCTTTAGGGTCTACATCGTGTAGATTTTCACCATCATAAACTCTCATCTTGGCAGCCAAGTTTGAGTTCTTATGCTCTTTTAGACGTGAAAGGACTGAGAACTGTGACAACAAATCTAAAGTATGAGGCGCACATTTACTACTGTCTAGGCCTGATGAATCTAACATCTTCTTATAGATAGATGTTTCTTCAGTGGCTCGTAAACAATATGGCACTTTAACAATATATACTCTGTCTAAGAATGCTTCGTTGTTCTTGTTGTTTCTGAATGTTTCCCATTCACTTTCATTTGAGTGTGCAACTACGATACCATTAAATGGAATTGCTGAAATACCTTCAGTTCCCATATAGTTACCTTCTTGTGTTGCAGTAAGTAGTGGATGCAAGACTTTAATTGGTGCCTTAAACATCTCTACGAATTCCATAATACCTTGATTACCTCGACATAATGCACCAGAGAATGCGTATGAATCTGGGTCATTTTGTGAGAAGTATTCTAATTTACGAATATCAGTTTTACCAACTAATGCTGAAATGTCCTGATTGTTATCATCACCTGGTTCAGTCTTCATAATACCGATTTGCTTCAACTTAGATGGGTACATTTTCACAACACTAAATTGTGAAATATCTCCTTCAAATTCTTCTAATCTCTTTACTGCCCACGGTGATAATAGACCTGTAAGATAACGAGGTGGAATACCAAATTCTTTTTCTGCATCTGTACCAAATTCTTTAGGGTCAAATAGTCCTAGTGGTGATTCAAATACTGGTGAAATTTCATCACCTGCTTTTAGCACATACATTGGGTGCTTTTGCATTAGTTCTTTTAGACGTTCTGCTAATGATGATTTACCACCACCAACTGGTCCTAAAAGATATAATACTTGTTTCTTTTCTTCAAGACCTTGTGCTGATTGTCTGAAGTAGGCAACTAATCTCTCAATTGCTTCTTCCATACCATAGAAATCTGAGAACGCAGGATAAACTTTAATTGTACGATTTAAAAAAACACGACTCAATCTAGCATCGTTACTAGTATCAACTATATCAGGTTCTCCAATAGCCGATAATAGTCTTTCGGCCGCTGATGCGTATGCTAAAGAATCTTTCTTACACAATTTGAGATAATCAGTAAGTGACATCTCTTCGTGTTCTTTACTAGCATATGATTTTTCAAACTTTTTAATTAAACTCATCTTTTTCCTCATTGTTAATAATTTGTCTTACTACAGTAGTTAGGCTTTTAAATCTTCGTTTTTGGTGGAAGAAGTGTAGAACATCTTACTGATATTACCCTTAAATGTATAATGACCAACATGGTCTAATTTTACAAGTGGGTCTAACCAAATTTCTCCACCTAATGCCTGCCATCTACGGCAAAACGCATAGTCTTCACTTAAATATCTTTTTGTCTCTGGTTCATGCATACAATCAAAAAACAGATATGTCCACTTTGCGAATTCTTCTTCAAATCTTAAATCATTATTGAAATACAATTCAGGATAAGACTCTACCATTTTTTCTATAACACTTCGTTTAATTAACATAAATCCAGTTGCGGCATCTTTCAGCCTTACTAGCCCCTCATTTATATGTAGTGTTCGTGTATCTGTTTCTTCCTTATAATCCCAATCTGGATTTAAGGCATAATTTGCTCCAGTATCTTTAAGAATGCCAACATCTAAACCTTTTTCTGATGCGTCTTTGATAGATGACCAGTCTAATTCTTTTTTAGGATATGCACCAACGATTACATCTTTATCGTGTTGTAGCATATGTAATATATCTATAGCATCGAAATTTATATCTGCGTCAATAAACATCATATGTGTTGCTTCTGGATTAGCCATAAAATATGCAACCATATGGCATCTTGCCCGTGATATCAAACTTTCATTCGCTGAAGTTGTTAATGTATATGGAATATTATATTTTGTGAACATCATGTGACCTTTAGTCCATGACCTAAAATATGGTTCTGAAATTTGTCCAGCGTAACAGGGTGTACAATAATGGACATGTGTTTTTTTGATGAAATCTAAGTCAATATCTTTTCTATATTCAGCCAACTTATCTACTATTGCCATATTTTACTCATTCTCGTCTGTTGTTGGAGTTATAGTACTAGGTGTATCAGCGTTTTTTAAATCAGGTGATGGAGTTGCCTTGTTTCGTCTCTCATTTTCTATCCACTCTTTAGCATTACGGTTTGTAACTGGAGCATTCAGAAACGCTGTAACATACTTCTGAACTGTTTCAAAGTTTTTCTTTCTATCTGGGTCTGATAAGTCACCATTGTTGTCAACAACTTGAAACCTGATTTCTCCGAATATTTGTTGATACTTCTTCATATTGTTCTGTGCATCATTCCACATCTTTGAAACTTCTTCTGGCTTTAGAGTTCTTTTTCTATTAAGGTTTCGTTCTTGTGCGACATCCAAACTTGTATTCACAAAAACCATCATACATTGATAACCCATTTGTGTTAGTTTTTCTTTGGCACCCACTATCTTACTAACATCTCTTCCTGTTCCGTCAATAATAACACCTAATCTACCATTTAAGTACATTTGTTCTCTTTTAGCAGTTACTTCTTTTGCTCTGCCACGAATTTCTTGACCTTTGTCAGAATAGACAACATCTGGGTCACCATAATCTAGTCCTTCTTTGCCCATCTTGTATTCGTATATATCGTCTGAATTAACGACTCTTAGGCCGCCGCCTTTTAAAATAGGTGAATTTACTATACGACTTTTGCCACTTCCTGGACCACCAGCCATAAACACTGCTTTAAAGATATGAGGGTCATCGACACCTTCTTCTACACTACTAATTATTTCATTTACTCTCATAATATATTTCCAAAACTATCACTTTGTAGTATTTATCTTAAAGTTTGTGATTATCTTACTGAATAGTATAACATTAATACAACGGACTGTCAATACTATTCCATTCGGTTTTTATAGAATTCATGGAAGTTACTGCATTATTGTATATGCGAGTTTGTGCTGGTTGAATACGAGCAATGTATATGTGTCGAATCTTTGCTTCTGTTACTCGACTTGGTATACCGCCTTCAGTCCAGTACTTGAATGAATCCATATACTGGTTTGTCAGGTTTGCTACATTTTGATGATTACTATATTGAAGGTCTAGTAATTGTGTGATTCTGTTCTTTATTGCTGTTTTGTTTATAAAGTTCTTATTATTTAAGGCTTCACGCATTTCATTCATTAATGTTTGAGAATCTCTTGTGTAGTTCAATTGTCTTTGTTGCCATTCTCTTACCATCGCTCTGGCTCTTAGTGAAACTACTTCTCGTTTCTTCATTGCTTCTGATTCTTTTTCTTCGGCTGTTGCTTGTCTTGTTGCCCCAATACGCTTCATAAATTCGTCCATAGTTTCGCCATCTCTTCTTTCCGGCATTGCATCTTCATCAAAACTATCAGATGGTCTTGCTTTCGGACGAATACTTTCATTTGGTGCTGAAGAATGTAAAACAGAGTCATGGGTAGTGTATGTTTTTGCCGCTTCTGTGAATGGTGATTGAGGGACACCAGCCTTTAGTAATGCTTCGGCTTTAGCCGCATCTAGTTTCTTAGTTACTTGACTTGCATCTACCCTAGAATCTACGGATGTTTCTATAGAATTAGGCATACTCGTGCCTAAAGGTTGATTTAGTTGAGCAATAGCACCTTGCATGGCTGGTGAGCCTGTATTATTCAGTACGTTTACTTTACAAGGGTCAGTTGCCGCACTTCCTATAAGTAGAGCCATCGCTTTTCTAAGTAATTCGGCTGCCATATCAGCAAGAGAACTAATCTCTGTAGAGATTTGTGTGGTCATATCAGCCATAGCATTCATAATTTTTCCAACTAGAGGTGATAATGTTTGTAAGATTGTTGCTACTCCGCCAGCAATTAATCCAACTACTCCTGCAATTGCTGTAGCAACTACGCCGCCAGCACCTGTTAATGCTGAAAGAATACTTGATAATATTGCCGGAATACCAGTCTTGTTCACTAATGACGAAATATCACCAACTGCTGTTTCGATAAAATCTAAAGTACCATCAAATACCCCTCCTAGAATTCCCATCAATTGATTGAAATATCCACATGGGTCACCAGATTCTCCGAACTGTTCATTCATTGCTGACAAAGAACTCGCATCTTCTAGTGTTTTTGGTATATCTGCTGTTTGACTGTTTGTGTGATTAGCCAAAGATGTGTACATTGTGTTGCCTAATGCCATCAATCCCGCAATCTTTATAATTTTTTCTAAATCTACGCCTGTTGCTGATAAAACTCCTGCAACAACTAATGCCCTATTGGCATCACTAAACCCACTAAAACCACCCTCAAGTAATCCTGCATTGATAGAACCAGTTGTACCATTCAGTGCAGAAAATAGAGAATTAGCATAAACTGCCCTAGAAGCATAAGGATTAGTAAACGCATTAGTGTCTAATTCAGTTGATATTACGTTTAACGCCTTCTGTCTATTATATTGGTGTTGCCTTGCTTCTAATTGTGCCATCTGTAATGGTGTTAAATTAGAGGTAGAAACTGCATCAGAATACTGCTTAGGAGTTAAATTTGCGCCAGAAAAGGTAAATGCTCCACCACCATTAGTGACAAACAGTTGATATAGTCGTTCTAATTCTGCTTCACTAGCCATTGATAATCACCTTACTTGAACCCGATACTATCGTTACTCCACAAGAATGAGCATCGCCCACTCTACCCGCTGGCTGATTGTTTATTCGAACATTATGAGAACCTTTTACTAATGGTGTAACATGTGGCACACATCCTCTTGCAGGTTGTGGAACACCGTGTGGTTCTGTCTTATCAGTTACACGATATGCCGGTAATCCTTGAATAATCACATTGTCACTTCCAGGTCCACATTTTTCAGCCCCACAAGAGGCATGTGCTGTAATAGGGTCAGTTGTTCTAGCGGCCTGTGGCATTACGTTATCAAGCCTCCTTTCTCTGGAGTTATAATTGTTGATGTTGCTTGAATATATGAATCTGCTGTATCTTTTCTAGTCTTTAACACTGAAATGATTTTGTCAGACTTAAAATGTACATTGTTCTCACTATCACCTGTTACAGTAAAAGTTTGAAATGCGGCACCTTTTGGTCCCATAGCAATCGTTAATGGCTTTGTAATAACTACACTAGAATCGTCTTCAGCATCAAATTTTCCTAAGATTTCTTGACCTGTTTGTAAGTATAATGTTACAATATCACCTTTTTCATATTTCGTTTCTTTTAGCATTTTATTTACCTGTTGTTGTTATATGTATTTATTTAGTAAAAAACTTCGCACTTAATCATTTTCTATTCTTAAGATACGGTTCTATGTCATTATACACAGTTCGTTCCATAATGTCAATATCGTTCTTAATATCTTCATATTTTTCGACTTTGCCATTTAATCTGTTCAGAACATAACCGTCCATATGGGCAACTAAGTATATTTCACCGCCTTCCGTAAGGTCTAATATTAGCCATATTTCTGGGTTATGTTCTGGGTAGGAGTGGTATAGAGTATAGAAACATCCTAATCCATTACCACTATTCGTATAGAATTCTTCGCTGATGTATTCCCATACATCTGGCCAAGTCTTCACATCATCGTAATTAAATCCGTTTGCTGAATAAGGGAAGTCTTTCCACCAATTTACGATTTCTTGTAGTGTTGATTGTGTTAATTCTTTTTGTAATTTTAATCGTAATTGTCGCCACTCATAAAGCAATATTGCTTTATCTCGCATTTACATCGTCCATCTTTTTACTGTGTATGAAATTTCTGTTGTGAAGGTATCAGATTGTGTATAATTAATCTCTAAGTCATTTCCTTGAAGTCCCACATTAAATGCAATATTTGAAAATTCGTTTGCGTCTTGTACCGAGTCGCTGTTTAAGTCGTCCCATACTTCTGTGTTCTCATCTGTTATACTAGTCTTCTGTATTCCCTGTGGTACACCATTGATAACTCTAAGTGTGCCGACACGAACAAATGTATTTGTACCGTCTGTTTGTTTTAATGAATAATCTATAAAGAATGATGTGCAATCTAGTTTAGGATATTTTAAGAATGTGCCTAATTGTTCTACAGTACCTGTTCCTAATGGTGTTACTGAATTTGCAAAAAATTTAGTACCAACATTGCTATCTGCCGCACCATTCAATGTAAAGTCTGTATCACCTGATGATAAGATTACGTATTGTTTACCTTCTACAATAGCAGTAGCATTAATTGTTGCTTGTGTTACTGGTAGTGTTTTCTTGTATAAGTCAGAACGTAAACCAGTCGAGGATGCATATGACTTTAAATGTTGATTTGCAAATAACTGATTTCTTGATTCTTCAGTAAGAACTTCAACATGTAATCTCTTATGTCCAAATAATCCAATCTTAGTGTCTGTCAGACTGCCAGTAACTGATGTTGATTCAACTGATGGGTCTAATGTTGCATAATTAGGTGTACTAGGAGTACCAAAATGAAAATAAGGACTATTGTCTGGTGCATTTGTATAAGGCTTTGAAGTCACACCTTCTTGTTGATAATTAAAATAATCTGAGTTCTCTGAAACTTCTACAACTACTGTAGTATTGCCACCGGCTTGTGTTGCTGTTTTTATTTTTCCGTTAGCATAAACATCATATCCTGTTATTTCTGCAACTGTATTATTTCCATTGTCATAAGTTGCTATGCCATTTCCTTGTCCAGCGCCTGTTGCCGTAAATGTTGTGCCAACTATAACTGAAGTTGCTACACCTGTACCTTGATAGTTTGCAAAACCAGTTCCTGAACCTACACCCGAGGCTGTAAATATAGTACCAACATTGCTATTCAATGAACCAATTGTTGTAAAGTCTGTATCACCAACAGTACTAATTGTATATTGTTCACCAATAACAAAGTTACCAGCACCTACTTCTTGTATGCCTACATTAGTTGCTGTGAACGTTTCACCTACTGACCATGAATTTCTTCTTGCCGTACCTGTTCCTGTGCCGACGCCTGTTGCTGTAAATACTGTATCAACGTTACTATCTGCCGCTCCAATTAAAGTGAAGTCTGTTGTTCCTGCTGTTACAATTGTATATTCTCTTCCAACTATAAAACTTCCAGAAGTCATTGCTTCTGCGAAGTATGTAAAAATAGTTGTTCCTAACGACACGATTGAATATTGTTTTCCGACTACAAAAGAACCCGCGGCTGTAACTGCTGGTGCTCCAGCGGCTTCCCAGTTTTGTTGAACTGTTGTTGATACTTCGTCTGAAGTGGAGTTTGCTGTGCCATCACCAAGACCAGTAGTAGAATTTTTTGTAAATACTGTTCCTACGACACTATCTGCCGCTCCGAGTGCCGTAAAGTCTGTTGTGCCTGGCACTAATATTCTATATTCTTCGCCCTCTACCAAAGTTTGTGCTGTAAAAGTCTCAAAAGTAGTTACAGTACCTGTTCCTGTGCCAACACCTGTTGCTGTAAATATTGTTCCAACATTGTTATTCGATGAACCAACTGTTGTAAAGTCTGTGTCACCTACTGTTAATATTTTATATTCTCTTCCACTGACAAGTGCTGTTGCTAAATTAGTTACAAGAGTATCTGTTCCTAATGTTGATATTGTATAATCAGTTCCAGTCACAAAAGCACCTGCGTTCACTTCTAATACACTCTGAGTGAAACCTAACGCATGTGCATCGCCGGCTGTTGGAAAAGTAATATTCAATTCTTTACCATCAATTTTTGTAAATATAATTCTACTTACATCAGTATTTGAAGAGACAATCACATTGGCAGCCGAAATAGCCGCGTTTGCTTGTAGTGTACTAACCAACGAAGAAGAAGTTACTCCACTCACTGAAATAGTTTCTCCCTCAACTGTAAATATTGAAGTAATTGAGTTTATATTGGGAATTAAATTTGGAGACTGAAGAACTGTTGCTTTCTTTTTATATTGAGTTAAAAGTTCGCCTTCATTAAAGGTAGCAACATCCGTATTAAATACTACACTTTGGGAGTATGTATTTAACGCATTCATAATATTATCTATTTCACCAGCAGGAATATCAGCAATAATTAAATCTTCATCTACTGTTAAATTTGGAACTGGACAATCAGAACTATCTAACCAAGTCTGAATAGTTGCATGTGCATTTGTAAAAGGGTCAAATTGAATTTCGTTAACTGCAGGCTCTACTAGACCAATATATAATTGATTGGTGTCAGTAGTATAACCTAGTTCTCCGCCAGATAATGTATCACCTGAGTTTAACTCAGCACGTTTGCCTCTTCTTAATAATATTTTTACGTTTGTTGCCATTTTGGACTCCCATTATTACATGTATTTATCAAAATACGCTTGGACCTTGCCAGCCCATAGTCTTGCATAATGTTCATACTCATCAGTGTCAACAACAAATTCTTGGTAGTTACCCATATTATCCGCTTCTTCGTCCCAGCCAATCATCATTATAACAATTGTTTTGATATCAGTGCCATAAATTTCATTATGGGCTTCGGCATATGCCGCACCTTGTAAGAAGTAATCATCAATCCATTCTCGTTTCTTTGGTTTACGAGTTGTTTTAAAATCGATGATTGCTGGTTTGCCTTCGTATACACCAACACAGTCTGTTGTGCCTGCATATAGTCCGGGATAATATAATGGGACTTCTGTTCCCCACACTTCATCTACTTTAGATAAGCCTTGTTCGATGACAATCTGTGACAATTCTCTTGCCATCTGATGTATCAGATTTGAACCATTAGGTCGGTCTTCTTCTAGTATATATTTTTCTAAATGCAAGTGAACTTGTGTTCCGATACCAGTAGCAAGTCGCATAATTCTATCTGCTTCTTCATTGCCGACACGTTTGCGCCATTCAAATAAAGCAGTTTTATCTTTTAATGCGTCAAGTACAGTAGTAACACTTGGCAAAGGCTGTCCGTCAGGCGTTTGATAATGCCGACTGCCTTTAATGTTTACTCGTTCTAAGGGATTATAGGTAAATTTTTCTTTAAGCATAGCATTATTATACTATACTTTAGACCAGAAATCAAGTGCTTTTAAAGATTTTCTTTGATTTCTTCGATTAGTTTTGCTTTAGTGTGGCGTCTGTCTAATTGAATACCTAGATTTTCTTCAGCCCACATATCAATTTGCTTTTTAGTCATTGATTCGAAATTTACTTCAGGTAATTCAGTTTTTTCTGCTACGGTCTTTACTGTTTCACCTACAGCAATTGATACGATTTCGCTAGTTGCTACTGTGTTTGCTAAATCTCTTGCTTCGTTGTCCGCAACACGGCCCATAAATTCACGATGTCTTTTTGCAGACTGAACTTCTTTTCTCATCTGCTTCTTTGCATCGGAAAGACCTTGCAATGGGTCTGACTTCTTATTTAAATTTTCCATGTGTTGTTTCATCTCTTTCTTAGTGAGATTAATCATGCCGCCTTTAACTATAAATGCCATTATTTTTTCACCTTTTTCTTTGCTGTTTTGACTGCCAGTTTGCGTACTGAGTCTTTATCAGCCTTGTCACTTTTATTATATTTAGAATCTAACTCTATAGCATCTACTGTGACTTTAGATATATATTTACTATTAGATAATAAATTAACCATTGATTCTGCATCAACTGTGTATCCCATCCCATTTAACTCACGAACCATCATATCCATCTGAATTGATGGAATATCATTGGCTTTTAGAGATATGAGATAAGCATTAATATCGCCCATTAATTGGGCATCGTAGTTCGCTTTCTCTTGCAATAATGCAGAGACTTTCATATTAGGCTCTTTCTTCTCTACCTAAAGGATTATCTTCTTCACCTGATGCTGATTCATCACCACCCATATCTGCTTCGATATCATTTGCAAAGTCATCACCCATATCGCCACCAAGTTCAACATCACCCATGTCATCAGAAGATTTCTCACCTGATAGAACTAGTGTTGCATCTTGTACCGCATCTTTAGCCGAACGTGCTTGTCCTAGTAGACCATTAATTGCATCATCAACTGAACCTTTAAACGTTGACGCTTGGTCAGGACCGTGTGAGTATGCCATTTCGTCTGCTAGTGGACCGATTTGGTCGTTTTGAATTTTGCCTAGTTTCTCAATTACATCTTGTAATTCATCAACAATGCCTCTGGCTGCCATTGTGATTTCTGCCTCAGCCGCATCAACTTCAAGTAGAGCGTTTAACTCTTCCATTAAAGTCTTTTCTAAGTTAGTTTTTTCCATTTTATTTCCTTGGTTATTAAATTTAATTACATTCCGTA